CTGTAACCCATACTTACCACAGAACTTCATAAAATGAGGTCCTACGGAGGGATTACGTTCTTTCTGCACAGCTTCGGCAATGGTCTGATCTAGTACAGCCTTGATGTTGTCAGGTTGTGCAGTCAAGTCAATAATACTTTTGTTACGTTCGTAGTCATCGCGCACCAAGTGTTCGATACCTTCATGGTCGGTCCAACGTTGCAACATTAGATTGTTCCACATGAATCCTTTGTTGTCTCGGTCGGCAAAGGCTTCACGGAGACCAACCTTATTCTTTGTGCCTTTCTCACGTACTCCCGGATAAGCAGAGAAGACATTGTCGGAGGTGTCGCCACGCATACACTTCTCAAATAGTAACCATTCTGGGTCTGGTGCGGCTTTGACTTCGCCAGTTTTCTTATCCTTGATAGGCTTGCGCTTGTCATCGTAGTATCCTTCATGCGTAGTTAGTACACCACTAATACCATTGAACAATTGAACATTGGGTGCAATTAGCTGTTCAAAGTCTGTGTCGCTTGACACAATAATATGGTTGTCATCTTTGTGTAATTGAATCCAACGTGCAATGAAGTCATCTGCTTCACATACAGGATTACGTAGTACAGTTACGTTAGTCTTAGTACTAATGTAGTCGTAAAACTTGTCAAAGCTTTCCCAGAACAGTTTTTCTTCTTCTGCTTCCTTGGCAGTATGTTTTGCACGACCTTCGGCTCGATTGGCCTTGTATGGTGCGTACACATCTTTGCGCCAGCTACGACCTTCGAAACAGAATACAACATGTTTGCCCTGCCGGTCACGCCACTCTCTTAAAACAGATGCAAGAATAATGTGATAGCTCATGGCCACACGTTCTTCTGGATCACCAGTACGGATCACGTGCCGTGCGCGAAAGAATAGATTAGCGGCATCAACGATTAAGTAACTCATGTGTGTATTGTAGCACAAGCTACACAGAAAGTCAAGCTTGACTGCGAGTTTTTTCGTTTGTTGCCATACGTCCAGCTTCGGCAATGAAAGAGCCATCTGCCATGCCGTCCATGCCAACATTGCGGCATAGTTCTGTGAACCATGTGTCAACAATTTCTTCAGCATTTGGACCACTGTATCCATTTGCTATTAGAAACATAACAAACGCTGGATTCCATTCTAATTCAAAGTAACCTGATTTTGGATTTGATGGATCAACGTGCGCCTTAACAACATTTACCCAAGGCTCTTTGCTGTCCTGCATTGACTTGGCAGTCGGTCCACGCTTAAAAAGATTCTTGATATAGTTTAACATACTAATAGTTATGTGCAAATTGTAGTTTAGTTTGTCCTAAGGTCAAGGAAATCGCCCCAATCAGTTTCCTCACCACCAGCCATTGCAAAAGAAAAATAGCTGTCACGTGTATGATTGAGTTGTTTTAATCCTGCTTGTTCCATGTTAAAAATAAAGCCTGGTTTATGCTGTTTTCGCATCATTGCAATTTTTCCTGTGCTAAATGCAACAGGCCTAAAATCACTGGTGGCTAAAATGTACTGGAAAAAAACCAGCATTTTAGGATGCTGTGGTCGCATATCATCAAATACAATAATACCGTCATCGTTTAATTTGTGTTCGGCAATGTAGTTGAACATATTTTTATTAAGTTCAGACGCACCTGCTGTTAGATCAAAGTGAACTAAATCAAATTTCCTATCTTGTACTTCTTCTATAGTTTCAAACATCTTTATATATGGGTTTGGTATGTTGTAGTGTGATGAAAATTTATACCAAAATATATTAAATTCAAATGGGTTTGATGGAGGAAGAAAGTAATCTCCGGACTTCTGAAACCAACGCTCTTTCCATGGCAATACATTCTCTTGACGCCATGCATCAAAATGTACTTGACTTAGATAACGAGTTGATATAGGGGATCTGTTTTTAATTGCTTCTGCTAATTCTTTGGTATACAAACAAGTATCAACCAGTGTCCAATTAAATTGCTTTGTAGAACCCGACGATCGATAGATTTCTTCAACGATAAATGGCAGCATACCAAAAAAACTGCCTAGATCTAATATATGTTTGGGTTGTTTAATATGGGCCAGTAATGCAAATAAAGCAACGTCTGGGTAATGAAAATTAAGTACTAAATCTGGCTCATACAGTGAATGCCAGTCAAGAGTTTTAAAGCCATCCCTTATGTACTCTCTTGTTAGTCTAGGTATTACTAATGTTGGTTCAATGTTAATATTATTGTCCATCGAATAAATTATCTTTACGTATTTTAATTTCTGCAAGAATCATCTCTCGCCACTCAGTTGATTCCATATACCACTTGGATCGTTCTTCTTCTGTTCTGAAACATGCGCCACAATAGTTTTCATCAGTTTGGCAATAACCCTCACATGGGTTTGTTGCATTGGCATGCTCCATGCTATTAACCTTGTCTGTCATAATATGAATTTTGATGTTCGTCGTGCTTTAATTCTTTAGTAGCTGGTCTCAGTAATGCCGCCAGCCTGCTCTTAATACTATTGTTGTTTTGAGAATTCTTTTTTGCAATTGACAACGGAGTATACCCTTCATAACGCATGACCTGCACTCTATAGTCAATTCCACATACCTTGCAAGATTGTGCCAATGGCAAGGTAGAAAATGAATTGTTTGCATTGCAAAGATGTGACCATGTGTTTGGCATGTGCTTACTTATGATTAATTAAAAGAAGTATTGTTTTTACGGGCCTCGGCAAACTTTTTAGAACTTTCAACAGCAGATTTTAAAGTTTCTGCATAATTTAAAGTTTGTTGTTCTGACATGATAATACTTGTTTCGTATTCAACATAACCTTTGGTAAGCAAAGTCCAGAGGTGCTTCCACCTGCTAGACTCCCACCATTTAGTTTTTAGCGTGGTATAAATTGTTACCGAGACAGTACTATCCTCTGCTTCAACCCAGACATTATGAGTGTGATCGCTATCCCCGCAATCGCAAACTACTGCGTATTGTACAGCATCACCATAGTCCCTTGTTAAGAGAATGCCTTGTGCGGGTTGTTGTGCGTTCATAATGGATCGTGAAATAGATCAAGCTTTTCCCACGGCAAATTTTCTTTACCAAAGTGACCATAGTTAGTTGTACTGCTATAAATGGGTCGGAATAAGTCAAGCTTATTGATGATTCCACTAGGTGTCAAATCTACATTGTCTTGTACCCACTTAGTCAGGTCTCTACCTGATGCGGCATCAGATGTTTCAATATAAAAACTCATTGGTTGAGCCATACCAATTGCATAGCTAATCTGACATGTAGCCCATGGTGCCTTGCCGCTTGCTACAATGTTCTTGGCAATGTAACGCATCATGTATGCGGCACTGCGGTCTACTTTGGTAGGATCTTTACCGCTAAAAGCCCCACCACCATGAGGACTGTAACCGCCATAAGTATCGACGATAATTTTTCGCCCTGTGAGGCCAGTGTCACCATCAGGCCCACCAATAACAAACCTGCCAGTAGGGTTAACATAAAACTTAGTATTGTCATCAATGTACTTACCAGGTAAAATCTCTTTGATCACAGATTCTACACATGTTCTAACATCGCCAATACTAACACTTTCTCTGTGCTGTGTACTACAAACAACTTTGTCAATACGTATGGGAACACCGCTATCATCATACTCAAAAGTCACTTGGCTTTTGGCATCTGGTCCTAACCATTCCAGCATACCATTTTTACGTAACCTTGTAAGTTCTTCAACAATACGATGGCTCCAATAGATTGCACTAGGCATGTAAGCATCAGTTTCTTTACATGCATACCCAAACATTAATCCTTGGTCACCAGCCCCAAAATTATCAGTACCCAGTGCAATGTCTGCACTTTGTCCGTGTAATAGATTTGTAATTTCTACAGTTCGCCAGTCAAACCCGCTTTGTTCGTAGCCAACATCTTTGATAACCTTACGAATAGCACTTTCTACTTCTTCATTGTGAAGTGTGCCTTTATACTCCCCTGCTACAACTACTCGATTAGTTGTAACTAAAGTTTCGCAGGCACATCTAAGTGACTTATCTTCTTTGGCCATTACTAAATCTAGTACTGCATCGCTGATTGCATCTGCAATTTTATCTGGGTGTCCTTCAGAGACACTCTCACTTGTAAATAGATAACTCATTTTTTCCTTTTAAAATTTATTACTTGCCCCAACCATTTGACCAAATGTCAACGTGTAGTCGAGGGCTATAACGATAGCCACGTGCTAATGCTTCATCTGCAATGTGTCTAGTATTTGAAAAGTATGCTTTGTCTGTGCCACCAACTGGCATAACATAAACTTGTCCACCAAAGCCAGCCGCACGATATTCGCTAACAGCTTGATCTACTTCATCAAAATCTTTTATGTTGTCAATTACAAATTTTAAATAAGTGTAACCAAGCATTTGATACTCAACGACTACATCAGGCTTAATAGCATCCGACCACTTCTCACCCGAGGAACTTAACTTAGGGCTTACACTAAAAGTTAGATAGTCGCGATCTCTGCCAAAACGTGTCCACTCTTCAAATAGATATGTATGGAAGTCCTCATGCAAAGTCTGAGTACCATTTGTTTCAAACGTTAAGTTTGTTAAGTCTGCCATACGTGCATTGCTTAACAATGCAGGATAAAGCATTTGCCAACCCAGCAGTGGCTCTCCGCCTGTGATAACAAGATGGACATCGTTACCATTATCCTGTAACCATTTGTTATTGGGAGTAAGGTCTAGCATTGCGTCAATGCTTTGCTCAACACTATAACTTGGGCTTAGATGTTTAAAAGCAGGATGCCATGACGCATAGCTATCACAGCCAGTATTTGCCAAAGGCAAGTCATTAAAGGTTGAGTACAAGTGTACTACTTTACCAATGTCATCTGGCTCTGTTGTTTTTTCACCAGCAGGCAGTCCAAAGCCTGCACACTTAAAGTTACAACCAAATGTTCTAAAGAACACACTGGGTACACCAATAAAACGTCCTTCACCTTGTGCGGAATAAAAGACTTCGCTTACTTTAAATTCATTCATAGATAGTAGACCATACTTTCAGTTTTTCAATTTTGGCTTGCTTTGCCTTAATAAGGCCAGCTTCTGTTACAATACCTTTTAATTGTAACAGATCTATCATGGCAAGTACATCACCAATTTCACCTTCTAGGTGCTGTGCATTAGTTAGGGGTTTACCTGGCTTGAGGTTATCCAAACCAAAGCGATGACACTTACTGACTGCTTGGATTACCTCTGCACATTCTTCGCTGAGGATGTTCATTACTTCATGTAGTTTATTATCCATACTATTCCTTATCAAATTTCAATCAAGATATCCGGATCCCATCCTGATACTTCGCCATGCGATTCATACCCACGTGGGTTACAAACAACTCTAGTTTCACCGATCATGTAATCAAACGTTTGATGCATATGACCATGCGTCCACAGTTTAATCTGAGGACGATCCAAAATAAACTCACTGAGGTCACTGGCATAGCCACCATTCATAAGTGTATCATGTTTGTACTGCTCACCAATGCTTTGAAAGCTAGGTGCATGATGCCCGACTACTACACATTTTCTATCACCGTTAGCATCAACCATTTGTTTAATATATTCAACAGTTTTACGATAACGGTCCATGACATGTGCCGGTCGTAACTTAGTATAGCCGTGCTCATCATTGCGAATAACACGGAAGTCATTCATCATGTCACTGATGGCATGTTGAGTAAGCGGATCACCTTTGTTCATATCGGTCCATAGTGTACCACCAACAAACAGCACACCTTCAATAAACTGTATGTCACGTTCCAAGAAGTATATGTTAGGAAATTTAGCACATTCTTCTCGCAAGTGTTCAACACCCCTATGGAACTCACCATGATAAAATTCATGATTACCTGCAACATAAACAACGTGCGGGAATTGAAAACTACAACGCTTTAAGAAGTCGCGGAAGAGTTGAGCACGAGCTTGTCCAAATTTTAGTGACGCAATTTCTAAGTGGCCGTACTTAGATTCTGGATGGTCGTGTAGGTCGTTGATGACCAAAATGTCACCGGACAAAATAAGGACATCATAGTCCTTATCGTTTTTAATGTTAATGTCTACAAACTCAAGGTGTAAATCACTAACCAGTTTGATCTTCATTGCCAGCTTCCAGTTTTGCTATAGAGTTTAATCCATTTACAGGGATTCCGTCTTCATCAACGATTGCGAAACCATCAAAGACAAATCCAGCACCTTTACAAAAGTCTTCAAACGCTTGTAAAATTTCTTCCAGATTACCATGGCTATGTTCCATGATAATATTTCTTATACCATCATTATAACACATAATCCACTCGGGGTCAAGTAAATCTCTATCTTTTTTACCAATGTTCCTTAAAGATTTTGCTACCTGCTTCCAGGCTTCACTATTACTCATTGGACCTTAGATTGTTGTTAATGTTAATTACTGCACGGATCAAGTCAACATGGATACCTGTTTTAATCAAGTCTGCTTCAAAGGTTCTAATATCTTTGGGAAAGCACTTGCCAGCAAAACCAAGCTCACCATCATTGCCAGGCACACTCCAATGACTTGATCCAAGTCTGCCTTCGTTTTCTAGCAGTTGTTTTACAATGCCATAATCTGCACCATAGTTATTGCATAGTGCAAACACTTGGTTTGCAAATATAACCTTTGTGGCCAAGAAAGCATTGGTGCTGAGTTTTGCAATCATTGCCTCTAATGGATCAGTTACAACTATTGGACCAAAGTAATCTTCATCAAATAGCAAGGCAAATTCTTCGGCAGTTTCACCACCAAATAAAACCATTCTTGGATTAACACTATCTTCTTGCCAAGTAGCTTCTCTAATAAATTCAGGCCACACAATTAAACGTGGTCCAATTTGTCCAAGTAACAATTTAACACATTCGATACTGGTAGTGCTTCGTAATATAAAACGCCCATTGAAGCCATGTTCCAATGCTTCATTCATAGCCGCATCAATGTTAGCTGATGAATTTTCTGGCACTGTCAATGATTCGTCCAAGTCGGTGTTGACGCATATAACGACATAGTCAGCAACTGCCCATGCATCATCTGGTGCAGTGATTCCTTTTGGTGGATCATTAAAAATAATTTCTATATCTTTTGCATACGCTTTAATAAAAAGTTCTGTCGACTGTCCAACAATGCCCTGGCCTTGTATAATAATGTTAATCATTTTGTTCTTTCAATATAAATTCTGGATACTTTTCAATACTTGCATCAATTAATGCTTCAAGTTTATCTAGGTCAACCCAACCTTTTATTACTACTAGTATCTTTTTATACTGCGGATCATAATCAGCACCGTGTAAAAAGTTTTCATTGTTCCATGCAAATGTATTAGTATCTGCTGGAAGCTTTACATAAAGCTTGTCGTTATCGGGGATTGGATGTTGCTGATTGGGCTTGTATTTTGTGTTTGAACAGATCCAAAATGTTTCAGCTGGATTTTTATCATCAAGCATGATTCGAATCTCTGCAGGGAATTGTAAGACTCTGTCTAATGTTGGTGGCATGTTACCATCATAATGCGGGGGTATCGTTCGATGAGCACTCCAAAGTCTAATAGACCTAATACGCTGAAATGGCATCTGATTAAAAATTGACTCAATATAATTTTTCTGTGAATCTGCCAACTGTTCGGATACTACAGTTCTCCATGCCGCCATTCCTAGCAATGACGTATCTTCGTATAAGGCTAGCCCGTCCCACTGTGTTAGCCCCAATGATGGATTTACGGCACCTTCGGATCCTCGATCTCCCAATGTCACTTGCCTTGCCACCTTGGTAACATTTGCATTCCAAACTTCCCAAAATTTAGCAACATCGTCCAATTCAAACCTTGGTAATGCCAATGGCAAAGCCGCTATACCTTTAAATTTTTCTTGTAGTCTAGCACACTTAGATCTATCAATGAGGTCATCAAGAGCTTGATCTCTCTTGTTTAAAAATGGTGCTGTCATCTTTCTAGCAAGTCTCTTTTATTTTTAACATTCTTAAATTCTTCAGCAGATTCAAGCTCTGGTTTCTTTTTTAAGATAGTTGGCCAGATCATACTAAGTTCTGCGTTTAATGCAATATATGGATGCTGGCTTACGTCAACATCTGTATCAGCAAAAATTGCATCTACTGGACACTCTGGCACACATACTCCACAGTCAATGCACTCTGCTGGATCAATAACAATAAAGTTAGGACCTTCTTTAAAACAGTCAACTGGGCAAACATCTACACAATCAGTGTACTTGCACTTGACACAACTTTCAGTAACTACATAAGTCATTTATATTTTCCAATTAGATTCAATTTTATCTTTATTATTAGGCTTATTGCCAGTAATACCCAACATACCTCGATAGGCCTGCCATGCTTCTTGTACCATTGGATCTTCATGTCCGCCTGTAGGGAATAAATCTGCCCAAACAGCATCTTCTGGCATCATACTTCTATATATACCAAAGTTGCGAGGCTGGTGTATCTTTCCTTCTCGATACAACACACTGGCTACACCTTGACAAGCCGCCTCGTCTAATCCATCCAAGTATCCAGGACGATACATGTATTCATTGATGATAGGAACCAGTTGTTCCTGTGTTTCAAACCGTGTGCCTGCAATGATCACAATGACATCGTCAATGTCGACCACATCCGTAACAATGTCACGAATACAACGACCAAGGCTAAAACCAACTTTCATACAGTACTCCTGTTATTCATCATTATCTGGGCCACTAAGCAATCGTTCCATCGCTTTGTACTCATCATACATTTCTTTGAGCATGGGATACTTTTCGTGCATCTCAAAACTTGGTGTTAAAATTAATAACCGTTTCTTTAGCGTGGCCATCATGTCGGCAAGTTCGTCGATATCAATTTTACTCTTTCCAGTTTTAATATAACTTTTGTTATCTTCATTGGCAATTGTTATATTAGGTTGACTTGAACCTATCCAAGTAGAACCAACAGCGCCATTGGTAGTATAGTAGGAGCCGCTAGTTCCAGCAGTAGATATTGTTATGCTACCTAGGTCAATTGTACCTATACTAATATTATCATATGCACTATTTAAATCTATGGTATCTATAGTAGTTCCTGATTCTTCTGCAACAAATCCTGTCTGGGTAGACATGTTGGTCTCATCCCATTTAAACTCAACAGGATCCATTGTAGACAGCACGTCCTTCAATTTGCTTTTTGTGTCATCGTCCATTATTCGTATATAAATCCACTAGGTAGCACTAGTTGACTTTTAACCCTAGTTACTTGATCTGAAAACATTTTAAATTTTTCTCTAACTTCTTCATTGCTACTATAAGTTAGGTCAGGTACAATTATCTCTTTGTTGGTAGCAACACAGTATTCATAAAAGTATCGTGTACGTTTCAACAATCTTTCTAACTGTCCGTGTGTTACAGCATTTTTCATTTTTTTAAATTCTGCTGACAATAGATCCAATTTTGATTTTTCTGATAGGTAGATATCAAGGTAACGATCAATGTAGTCAAGCCAGGACCAGACCGAATCTTGTACATTTTGCCTAGATAAAAATATATCTGTATTTTCTAAAGTAAAGAATGAAATTTCATGATTGTTTATCACGCATTGCTTGAAGTCTAGTGATTTTACAAATACAACATCCTTAGAGGAAGCAGGAGCATCTGAAATTTGATGTAATTTTTCTTTATGATCTATTGCTACCTCATATTCGAATATCTCGTCATACAGTGGCAATTTCAAACTCTCTGACAAGTCAGTGCAGAATTTGGTTGACCCGCTTCGTGGAAGACTAGTTACTATCATATGTGTATTATTTCTTATCTTGGGGAAAATTCTTGTTGCATTTTGATATTGTCAAAGAACTCTTTCTTTGTACCTGCATCATCCTTGAACGATCCTTTAAGCACAGTTGTCTGCGTTAAACTAGAGTGTGCCATGATGCCTCGATTCTCACAGCATCCATGTGTGGCCTGAATGTACACTCCTAGGTTTTCTGCTCCGGTGGCTTTTTGTATTTCCCTAGCAATGTCATTACAAAGTTCCTCCTGGAGAGTGCCTCTTCGGGCACACCATTGTGCAATACGTGTATACTTGCTAAGGCCAATAAGTTTGCTAGAAGCAATAATGCCAATATAAGCCACGCCAGCCACAGGTTGGTGATGATGGCTACACATAGAGCGCAACTCACTACGTACAACAAGCATACCTTCATAACGGTCCGTTGAATCATTTGGAAACGCTGTTGCGTCTGGTGCTGTTTCATATCTGCCTGCCATTATTTCATTAAAGTACATCTTGGCAAGTCGTCTTGCAGTACCTTTTGAGTTTGGATCGTCTTCACGATCGATAAGCAAACGATCCAGCACTAGTTCAAATGCTTCCGAGGCTTCGTCGATTAGTTGCTCTTTGTTATAGTCGTTAACATATTCACTAATGTTATCTCCTGCCCAAAACCTTTTGCCGTCACGCTTCATCTTAAAACGTAGATAGTTGCCTAGATACTTTTCTTCTTGGTAACCGCCATCGCCTGCCATTGCGTCCAGGCCTGTTTCTTTATTTGTCAATTTGTTGTTCTCCGAGTTAATGACGTGGATGTCATATTGTTTATTATAACACTTATTTAGGGATTTAGCAAGACTTCGCTTGGCCAAGTTAGCATGAATAACATCATGTCTTCTGCCTTTTTAAAGTGAACCAGTATAGTAACATCAAACACTCCTGGTATGTAATCATATGCCACAGTTGGTTTCATCTTACCAAGCTTGCGCCAATTAAAATCATTGCCCCTATAATCAGTAGCGGACCATCTGTTTTTACAGTTGTCAATTAGCCACCGCCTTATATCTTTAAGAGTGTCAACTTGTACCGCAGTCTTGGCGATAAAGACCTTGGTATCAAGTTGGGTTGGCATAGAATTCACTCTTACGTAAATCGTCCCAACCACCAACCAACTTGCCATCAATGATGATTTGAGGCACAGTCCTTGCTGTTGGAACAGCTTCTAATAAGAGTTCTTTGGTAAAGCCATTGTGGCCTACCTTGTGCTCCGTAAAGGTCAAGCCTTTACTGTTTAACCAAGCCTTGGCCTGATCGCAATAGGGACAATGGTCCTTGCTATAAACTACAATTGTTGTCATGTTCCTGATCCGTCTTTAAATTCATCTTCTTTGTTTTGTTCTTCGGCCATGTATTCTGCTAGTCGTGATTGGAATTGCGATTCGCTTAAACCGTGCCATCCAATACACTTGCCTGTAGGACTACGACCACAGCCGCACTTGCCAATTTCATTTGCGTTTTCTTTTACTCTTACTTGCATATTATGCCTTTGTATTGATTGCTTGTAATAACGCTCTAGCAACAACTCGATCTTTTTCTTTTTCATCTTCGGGTAGTTGACT